TGCTGGTGCTGTCGTAACCGACTGTGGATTTGAGGATCTTACTGTTGAGGGTACTCTGGATGGAAACAACATCTTTAGGAACTGTAACTTAAATAACGTCACCCACGTCAACGGTATCCTACAAGAGTGCTCACTAACGGGTACTATCTCCATTGACGGTAATGCACAAGCTAATGTCATCAACTGTTGGTCAGGAGCTGCTGGTTTTGCAGACAATCAACTAGTTACAATTGACATGGGTGGTGGAGGGAACTCTCTGGCACTACGGAATTACTCTGGTGGTTTAAAGCTAACTAACTACAGTGGTAGTGGCGCTATCACGTTAGACTTCGCCTCTGGTCGTGTTATAATAGATTCGACATGCACCGGCGGTGAGATAGGTATTCGTGGTGTATGTGACGTTACGGATAACAGCTCAGCTGGTTGTACTGTATTAGACCAAACAACTAACTCAGGCCTAGACACTATTAACAATGGTGTTAAAAATGCATCACTCTTAATCCCACACACTGGAAACATAGCCTAATGCATCTTAAAATGTTAGTGAACTCGATAACCCTTTACGCGGCCTTCTGTGAGGAGCTAGATACTCGTATCACCTTCTGCCAAAAACAACTAGAACAAAGGGATGAACCCTTGGAGTTACACCGAATACAAGGTGAAATCAAAGCATTACGTAGCCTCAAGTTGCTTCGTGATAAAGTTAACAACTCTACAACGGAGACATTCTAAATGAATAAGATGTATGAAGAAGGTGGCCTAGCCACTGACGGTATGAGCGTAGACCCTGTATCAGGTAACGATATCCCTAATGGTTCTAACGCTGAAGATGTACGAGACGACATAGACGCTCAACTGTCGCCCGGTGAGTACGTAGTGCCTGCTGATGTAGTGAAGTACTTTGGTGTAGCTCACTTTGAAAAGCTTCGTGATAAAGCTAAGTCTGGTCTAGAAGGTATGGACGACGACGGACGTATTGGTGGTGACCCTGTAGAGATGAATGAAGGTGGTTATAGTTTAAATAACGACATGGGTGTTCTAGACGGTTACGCTGCAGGTGGTCTTGCAGAAGGCACCGACATCGACGGTATCATTAACCGAGTCAAAGCTGCTGCTGAAGCAGACCCTTCTATCATCAACATGCTTAAGTCTAAAGGTATCTTCATGGAAGCACCTAAAGTAGGTAAAGCTGAAGCTCCTTCTATTGCCACACAACCTAAACCACAGTCCTTTGCTGAAGGTGGCTTTGCTGCAGGTTCTCAACCTCGTAGCAACTTTAACCCAGCTGACTACCCAATGGGCTTCTCTATTGCTGCCCCTTCTGGTGCTACCCCAAGTGCTCCTGTAGCTCCAGTATGCCCTGAGGGTTACACTATGGATCCAACGACTAAGGTGTGTATGCCTACGGCAACAACAACACCGGGCTTTGGTGATGGTACTGGTTCAACTACAAGCTCTCGTCGTGGTAATAGTGGTAGTTCAACGTCTAACCGTCCAACTGGCAACTCTAACGCTTGGATGGAGAAGTATAACTATCAAGACCCAGAAGATCTGTTTAAAGCATCTATGGAGTCTGTAGCAACTTCAGCAGTTGAAGAAGGTAAAGAGTCTCAGGGAATAATGGGACGCATGGGCCAAAGCTTTTTATCAGGTAACGGTCTTCTTGGTGGTCTTGCTACTGGTTTAGCTGGTGGTGTTCTTGGTAAGTTTATGTCAGCTACCAACTCAGCTCAGGTCTCTGCTAACGTAATGGCTCTGGAAGCTATGGGTCGACAAGACCTTGCTGATCAACTTAAAACACAGGTCGGTCTCTACGACAAGGAGTCTGGTCTTCCTGAGATGCTAGGCGGTATGTATGATGGTGATCAACTGTTTAATAGCCTAAAGTTAGAAAAGGGTGACCTACTAGCTCAACGTGCGCCACAAGCAACACCAGGTCTAGGTTCTCCTTCTAAATCCCGAGCAGCCCCAGTGTCTGCCGAAGTTAATGCTCAAGTAGCTGCAGTATCTGCTCCATCTACTCGCCGTAATAACGATAACGATACCAGTGCTGCAAGAGAAAATCAAAGAGAAAGGGACCAAAAGCGAACTACCCAAGCTAAGTCTGTTGCTCAAAGCGAGAAAACTCAAAGTTCTGGAACAACGTCTCCGAGTAGTCGCTCCACAAGTAACCCTTCAACTGGTCAGAAAACAGAAACATACGCTTCTAAAGTACAACGTGGTGGTGGTTTTGCTAAAGGTGGATTAGTTAAACGTCGTAATAAGAAGTAATACAACTACCTACAATAATAATAATAGGCTACTCAGCATAATGCTGGCCCCAACGCTAGTAAATCTAGCACATAAAGGACTACCTAAATGGCTACTCAAGAAATCGTTAAAGACGCTACTCCAGTAACTGCAGGCTTCGTTAGCCGTGGTTCAAACTACGAAGCTAAACAAGCTAGGCTAGCTAAAGAAGAAGCAGAGATCGAAGAGCTTATGAAGGCTCAAGCTGGTGTTGAAGACGAAGAAGACGAAGAAGGTGAAGAACCAGAGGTAGAACCTGTAGTTGAAGAAGAAGAAGAAGACAAAGACCTAAGTCGTGAGGAGAAGTCTTTCAAGAAGCGGTATGGTGATCTTCGTCGTCATATGGCTGACAAAGAGAAGGAGTGGAAGGCTAAACTTGAAGATTCCACTTCTTCACCTTCAGCTATACGAGCTCCTAAGTCTGATGAAGACATTGAGGCTTGGGCGGCTAAGTACCCTGACGTAGCAGCTATCGTAGAGACCATTGCGTCTAAGAAGGCTAACGAGAAGTTTGCTACAGCTGAGAGTCGTCTTAAAGAGTTTGATGATGCTAAGTATGAGGCTTCTCGTACTAAAGCTGAGACAACTATCACTAAAGCACACTCTGACTTTCTTGAGCTACGTGACTCTGATGCGTTTCACGACTGGGTTGACACACAGCCTAAGGTAGTACAGGACGCTCTGTACGAGAACTCTGATGACCCAGCCAGTGTTATCCGTGTCATTGACTTATATAAAGTTGATAATGACCTAACACCTGCTGCTAAGAAGACTAAAGCTAAAGATGCAGCTAAAACCGTATCTAGTCGTACCCGTGCATCTATTGATGAATTGAATAGTAACACAACAATTAAAGAATCTGATGTAGCCAAGATGACTGACAAGCAGTTTGAAGACCGCTACGATTCGATTCAAGAAGCTATGCAATCTGGGAAGTTTGTTTACGACGTCTCAGGTCGAGCTCGTTAATACTTATACTTAAAATAGACCTTGACACACAGGTTTAAGTATGTTATAACTGTAGGAGTTTGTTAGGCCCCTCTTAGAGGATACCCTATAAACACCTACAGTAGCCCTTTTAGGGTCACTACTGAACACTCATAATCTTTAAGACTTACCTGATCGAGTATAGGCCCTACTCTGTAGCACCCTAGAATAGTATCAGCCTCTTAGACGGATTGTAAAGGTTCTCTTAACTGAGACACACCTCCCAACTACTACATAACCGAGAGACTTGTGTCTTTATTTATCAAGCCCAACATCCTTGGAGGATATTCTAATGGCTTTTACTGCAGCAGCTGGTCACAGCAACCTACCTAACGGTAACTTCTCTAGCGTAATCTACTCAAAGAAAGTACAACTTGCTTTCCGTAAGAAGTCGCTTACAAACGACATTACTAACTCCGACTACTTTGGTGAGATTAGCTCCCAAGGTGATACTGTTAAGATCATCAAAGAGCCTGAAATCTTTGTATCCAGCTACGCTCGTGGTACACAGGTCACTGCTCAAGACCTTGACGACGAAGACTTTTCTTTGGTCATCGACAAAGCTAACTACTTTGCTTTCAAGATTGACGACATCGAAGAAGCACACAGCCACGTCAACTTTATGGATCTTGCTACCAACCGTGCGGCTTACCGCTTGGCTGACCAGCTGGACGAAGAAGTTCTTGGTTACCTCTCCGGTTATAAGCAGTCTGCTTTGCATGCTAATGCTGACACGGTAAACGACGTAGTAAACGGCTCCAAAGCTGTTACGTCTGCTGGTAACGATGAGTTGTTGACTTCAATGAAGTTGATCAAAGGCTCATTTGGTAACATCACAACTGCTGGTAAAGGTGATCACTCGATCCCTGTTGCTGCTCGCTTGCCGGGTGCTACTGCATTGCCAACAGCAACTGTGTCGCCTGTCATGTTGATCAACCGTATGGGTCGTTTACTTGACGTCCAGAACGTTGACAAGGATGGTCGTTGGCTCGTCATTGATCCAATCATGATGGAAGTCTTGATGGACGAAGACTCACGCTTCTTGAGCGCAGACTATGGTGACTCAGGTGGTCTCCGTAATGGTCTTGTAATCAGCAAGTGGAATGGTTTCCGCGTATACGTCTCCAACAACCTTCCTACTGTTGGTGGTGGTGCTGGTACAAATGGTACAGGTAACTCAAACACTGACTTTGGTGTTATTGTTGCTGGTCATGATTCTGCTGTAGCAACTGCTGAGCAAATCAACAAGACTGAAACTTACCGTGACACAGACAGCTTTGCTGACATCGTTCGTGGTATGCATCTGTACGGTCGTAAGATCCTGCGTCCAGAAGCTCTGGTAACTGCTAAGTATAACTTGGCTTAATAAGACTGGGCATCCTGTTGTGGGGTGCCTTATCCTCTATAGTCATATCTTTGAAAGGATTATACAATGGCTCTATCTTCTTCCCTCAAGTCTAAGGCCTTTATGGTCGAAAAGACAGTAACTCTTGGAGTTGCATCTGGTACTACTGTTGGCCCACTCGTTGGTGCTAACACTATGATTATCTCAGCTGGTATTGAGTTTGTAACTGCACCCGGTGAAGCTGCTACTTCAGCTACTGTCGCTGTCGGTGACGGTGTAACTGCTAACTTGGCAGCTGTTGACATGCAAGCATCTGCTGCTGGTAAAATCCTCGGTGGTGTTGTTCCTAGTTTCGTTTCCACAAACGACACTGTTGACGCTGTCTTGGACGTTACTGGTGCTGGTCTTGTTGCTGCTACTGTTCGCATCTGGTACGTAGGTGTTGACTGTAATCAGAATACAACTCCTGCTGCTGAAGTTGCTCGTGACTTAGCTTAATAACTAACTAGGGGTCCCTTCGGGGGCCTCTTCCCTGTTTAACTTTAAGGAATCTATCATGGCTTTTATTGCTGATGTTGTCTTTGACAGCGGTCTATCAGAACTTGATACAGGTGGTATACGCTTAGACATTACGTCTCAAGAAGCCACTACGTATACTTCTGCAACTAACACACATACGCTTGGTAACGCTACCGTAAACACTGGAGCTCCTGAAGCCGGTGCTGTTGATGGTCGTCGTGCTATCGTACCTGCAATCACATCTGGTACCGTAACAGGTACTGGTACTGCCTCACACTGGGCCTTGTCTAACAACGTCGACACTTTGTTAGCTACAGGTGCTCTGTCAGCTACTCAAGCTGTTACTAACGGTAACACCTTCTCACTGGACGCTATTTCTATCACCATCCGTGACGCTTAATAGAGCCGCGGGGGGATGGCCGACCATAACTTAAGAGTAAGCGGCCATGCCACCTACGGTTCATCTTCTTATGGAGGTGAGCAGTATGGTGGTAATGTACGTTCTAACGTTGAAGTTAGCTCCCCCGCTCTTTCAATTGTAGCCCTTCCCCTAAGAGCAAGCGGATATGCTACCTACGGTTCAGCTTCTTACGGAGTTGAGCAATATGGTGGTAATGTACGTTCTAACTCTGAGGTTAGCAACCCTACCCTTCAAGCATCATTTGAAGTAGTATCACTTGTAGCTCTGTCTGAAGTAAGTGAACCTGCAGTAGTTGTACGTAGTGTGCTTACAGCAACTAGTGTTGAGACTTCTACTGAGGTAAGTGGTCCTACAGTAGATCAAGTACAAGTACTCAACGCTACAAGCACTGAGTCTGATACACTAGTATCTAACCCTAACACAACCCAATTACAAACACTAGACGCTACAGACATTGAGTCTGATACACTAATACTTAACCCTGACATAGCTCAAGTCCAATTACTAGAAGCTACTAAGACTGAGACTTCTACTGAGGTAGTAGCACCAGCCATAGCTCAAGTACAGGCACTAGATGCTACAGACATTGAGTCTTCCACACTATTATCGAACCCTACTACATTCGAGTCACAAGAACTTACTGCTGTTAGCCTTGAGTCTACTACACTCGTATCTAACCCAGATGTAGATGAAGCTAATACATTCGATGCTACTGACGTAAGCTCAGCTACTACTCTAACACTGGCAGCAATATCTCAAGTACAGGCTATCAGTGCAAATAGCATTGAGTCTTCTGTCGAAGTATCTAACCCAGATGTAGATGAACTACAAGTCCTAGGCATTGTTAAGCTTGACACTGAGACTGAAGTAACTAACCCTGTTATTACTCAGGTCGAAGTCCTAGCTGCTATTGAAACTAAGGCTGAAGGTGAGGTATCTAACCCCAAGGTCTTTGAAGCACAAGAACTAACTGCTACTAACTCTGAGTCTGCTACTGAGGTAACTGACCCTAGTGTAGATCAAGTACAAGTTCTAGATGTTATTAAACTTGAGTCTGAGACTGAAGTAGTAACACCAGCAATAACTCAGGTACAAGCCTTTAGTGCTTTTGTTGACCTAGAGTCTTCTACTCAAGTGTTTATCCCTGCTATCGCTCAGGCACAGGTACTAAACGCTACAGACACTGAGACTGCTACTGAGGTCGAAGGACCAAAGGTATCTCAAGGA